CATGTTGGTCTTATCTATGGTGATTCAATTACTCTTGAAGTTGCTGATGATATTATGGCGCGTTTGAAGGCTAAAGGGTTCGCATCAACTAATGTGGTTTTAGGTATTGGTTCTTACACTTATAACTACTTAACCCGTGACTCTGCTGGTATGGCAATGAAAGCTACCTATGCATCTGTTGGTGGTGAAGATGTAGTTCTGGAAAAGAATCCTGTGACAGATAGTGGAACAAAGAAATCTGCTAAAGGTTTACTACGTGTTGAAAAAGAAGGTAATGATTTTAAACTATTTGATAACCAGACATGGGACCAAGAATCTGAAGGTGAATTAGATATTGTGTTCTATAATGGTGAGTTAGTTAAGTTTGAAACATTCAGTATGATTTCTGACAGACTTTTAAAAGGTTGATATGTTAGTAATCTATGTTTATTTATTGGGATTTTTATTATCACTGATAGCATGTGATAAATCTGGATTCGGTACTTTAAAAATCTCACTTATTGTATCTTTACTTTGGTTTATATTTTGGACTGCTGTTACGTTCAAAGTATCTTTTAAATTTTTTAAAAAGGTTATATCATGAAATCACCTCGTTCTGAATTCTCTACTCGTCTACATGCAAAATATCCTACAGCAATCATTACTCGTAAAGGTAATTTGTTTAAAGTAGTATTGCCAAATGCTACAAAAGCATATTACTTCTCTCATATGAACTCGGATGGTGGAGTTGATTATAAATACTTCCGATGGTCTATCCTAGGCACTTTGGTTTATAGTGGTCATGGTGCTCAACAAGTAGTAAATCGTGTTAATAAATTCGGAGCTACATTAACAAATATGGTTAAATTGGAAGATTTTCGATAAGTGATAAGCTAAAGGGTATGTAAATCGTACCCTTTGTCATTATCAATTAGGGAGTTTGTATGAGTAAAGTTGTAGTTTCTAGTGACACTCACTTAGGACATAAAAGGATTTGTACATTTCGTACTGAGTTTTCTACAGTTGAAGAGCATGATGATTTTGTAATAGAAAAGCATAAATTGACAATTGGTAAAAGAGATACTTGGTATTGCTTAGGTGATGTAGCTTTTACTAAAGAGGCTCTGTTGAGATTTAAAGAGATTAATTGTGCTAAGAAGATACTTGTGTTAGGTAATCATTGTACTGAATACTTATCTATCCAAGATTTATTAGAAGTGTTTGATGAAATACACTCTTCTGTAAGAAGAAAACTTCTTGGTAAGAAGTATATACTGTCCCACATACCAATCCATCGTTCTGAATTTAGAAGTGCCTCAGTTAATATACATGGGCATTTACATTTTAAAACTGTACAAGATAATGGTTATATAAATGTGTGTTGTGAACACACTGAATATGGCGCTATACCAGTTGAAAAATTATTATTGAATTATAGAGAGAAGTCTAAATGGTTAATTATAAAATCTTTGGTGAAATCAATGATGGTAAAACTCTTGCACAAATGAACAGCGCTATGTGTTGTCCTTTTGTAGTAGAAGGTGCCTTAATGCCGGATGCACATGCAGGATATGCACTTCCTATCGGTGCAGTGGTTAAAACTAAAGATGTAGTTGTTCCAGCTTGGGTAGGTTATGACATTGGTTGTGGTATGTCTGGAACTAAACTTTTCGTAAATAATGAAATGTTAACTACTGAAAATCTAGAAAAGATTAAACAAGCTATTTTAGCCACAATCCCAATGGGTAATAATTCTCATAAGAAAAGTCCTCCAAAACTTCCAAAAGGTTTTACAGAGGGTTTATCTAAAACTGCTAATCATATTCTACAAACAAGAGCTTCTGGTCAGTTAGGTACTTTAGGAGGTGGTAACCATTTTATCGAATTAAACTTGGATAGTGAAAACTTTTTGTGGATTGTTATTCATTCTGGAAGTCGGGGATTTGGTCATGGATTAGCGACACATTATATGAAAGAAGCTGCCATGATTAATGGTGTTGATAAAGGTAATCTTGAAAATCACTATGGAATAAATTCTTCATATCCAGTGTTTGATGAATATATTAATGATGCACTTGCCGCTCAAGAATGGGCCTTGTTAAATCGTAAAATAATGTCTACTTGGATTATGAATATTATTGAATCTTTCATAGGCGATGTAGAAGAATGTGATTTTATTAATAGAAATCATAATCATGTAGATGTACTACCTAATAATGAATATATTCACCGTAAGGGTGCTACACATGCTGAAGAAGGTATGTTTGGTATTATTCCTGGAAATATGCGTGATGGTTCTTTTGTAGTAGTTGGTAAAGGTAATCCTGATTCTTTGAATTCCTCTAGCCATGGCGCTGGTCGTGTACTTAGTAGAAGTGAAGCAAAGAAAATGCTGTCTGTTGATAAATTTAAAGATATGATGTCTGGTATTGTAACTAATATTAGTGACTCACTTATCGATGAAAGTCCAGAGGCTTATAAAAACATTTTTGAAGTAATGCAATCTCAAAAAGAATTGGTAACAATTGTTACTCACCTTAAACCTATCCTAAATGTAAAGGGTTAAAAATGTTTACTAAATTTCAATCTCTTGTAAATGAAAATCCAAAAGTTTTAGTACCTATTTTAAATAGCGAGAAAGCTGAAGAAGAGTATATTGTTACTGAAAAGTTACATGGCGCTAATTTTTCAGTTTACTTAATTGGCCTTGGTAATTTGGAAGGTAATGTTCGATTTGCTTCACGTAACAACTTCTTACCAGAAGATACAAATTTTATGAATTGTACTCGCTACTTTACTAAAGAAAAGATTGCTGATTTAAAAGATTTGGCCTCCCATTTGAAAGAAGGTTATTCTATTAGAGTAATTGGTGAGATTTTTGGTGGCCATGATGCTATTGGAATCAAACCTGTACAGCGTAATATTAAGTATAAAGGTGATATTCAATTCAGAGCTTTTGCTGTAGAAGTTATCCATGATAATGGAAAAATCGACTATTTGGATTGGGAATCTTCATTAGTAGTGTTTGATTCCTTATCTCTGGAATGTGTTCCAATCTTAGCGTATGGCACTTTAAAAGAAGTGTATCCATTTGATGTGGAAGTTAAGTCAACTTTGACAGATGATGATACACAAATCATGGAAGGTATTTGTATTCGTCAAATTAAACATGATGTAGATACTCAACCTCTTATTTTAAAGAAGCGTTCTAAAGATTACTTAGAAACAAAGGGTATTAAAAATCTACGAAAAGATCTTACATTAGACCCAAGATTCTTAGATATCTTAGCTGATTTAGAATCAATGGTTACTGAACAACGTGTATCTAATGTAAATAGTCACCACGGTTATAACAAAATGTCAAATTTTAAAGATCTACATTTTGCTGTAGTTCAAGATATAGCTAAAGATGCTGAATCAGATCTTGGTGTTGATATTATGTCTAAAGATTTTAAAGAAGTCTATAAAATTTTAAGTACTTCAATTGTACATTTTGTTAAAAAAGAACTCTTAGGGAAAATAATAGGTGAGTAAATTAGATAAAAATATTGAAAACCTTTTTATAGTTTGTGCAGCAGTTTTATTTTCAAGAAAATCTTGTATTGGGGATTGTGAGACTTTATCTGATTTATTAATAATCGGAGTACACCATGGTGATTCTCTAATGCGTAGACATGTTAGTAAAGAGTCATGGTCTTCTTCAAACCCTGTACAAACTATAAGAGAAAAAGAAAGAGGTTTTATAGATCAACATGGTAATTTCCACAATAGAAAAGATGCTTTTAAAATAGCAAAACATAATAACCAAATAAAATTTCATTTTGATGAAAGTTCAGATGAATTATTTTCAGAAATGCTTTACTAGGAGTAATGAAATGGCTAAAAAGAAACTTATTAGTGTCCAAGTTAGAGATTATCATGTGAATGGTAAATTTTCAACATCCTTAACATTCTTTTATATTGAAGAAGAGGCACTTAATTTAGATAATTGGTTTTTAACAGGATCTGGTATTGGTTCTACTTTTAAAAGAACTTCTAAGTGCAATGTTATGGTACGTAACCATGGTAAACTTGTGTCTTATAAGACTTTGAAACGTACTCATCCAGATTTATATAAACAAATTAACTCATTACCTAATATGTAGGTGTATATGTTAACCTATCTTAAAAACTTATTCACTAAAAAGAAGAAACAAGAGCCACCTACTAAGGTGGTTCCTTCTAGAACTATTCGTACTACATCAATCTCTCCAACGAGTGTTTACTCAGGGGGTTTCCAACCAATAGATGCAGCTACTGTGGCTGCTATTGCTATTTGCACTGAAGATTATTACATACCTAATGTATTTGAACCATGTTCAATTGCGGATGTTATTGAGCCTTCAAGTAGTTGCGATACATACTCTTCATATACCTCACCTGAGCCATATGCTCCGTGCAGTAATGTTGATTATTCTAGTTCAAGTGATGCAACATACAGTAGTTGTGATACAAATAATTATTAAAATAAAAAACAAGATGTTTAATGAGATGATATTAAGATGCCCATTCTAATTTGTAATGAGGTTTTAATGTCTATTAAAAAGATATATGGCAATAAAGAGGTTATTGCGGACTCACCTTGCCCTTCTTGTGTTTCAAGAGGTCGGGACTCCTCCGGTAATCATTTGGTTCATTGGAGAAATATTGAAACTCATGAAGAGTGGGTATCTTGTTCTCGTTGTAATCATTATGAGAAAATAACTGATGGTAATAAAGAGCATTATAATTCTGTAAAGAGGGTTCCAAAAGTTTGGACTCCTGAAGAATTAGCTAAAGAGTTAGCTGAATTAGAAGAGTGTCCTGTTATGGAATTATCTTCTAGATCTATTAAGAAAACTACTGCTGAACGATTTGGTATTCGTGCTGGATTATCAACAGAGGATGGATCAACTGTAATCTCACATCTTTATCCTAAGACTAAAGCTGGAATCACTACAGCTTATAAGATTAGAAACTTAGAGCATAAAGCATTTTATGCTAGAGGTGATGGTCAAGGTTGTGATTTATTTGGTATTGAACAAGCACGTTATGGAGATGTTTATACTCAGAAACTTTTCATTTTTGAAGATGAATTATCTTGTGCATCAGGGTATCAAGTATTAGTTGATAATAGTAAAACAGCATATAAACCAGCATGTGTGTCATTGCCTGATGGAGCTGGAGCAGCCACTACTGCACTAAGTCGTAATCGTGCATTCATTGATTCTTTCAAAGAGATCGTTGTTTGTATGGATAATGATGAAGCAGGAGAGGAAGCTGTAGCTAAAATCAGAGCACTAATCCCTCATGTAATGGTTGCTCGTATTCCAAAAAGTACACGTAAGGATGGTAAGCCTGTAAAAGATGCTAATGACCTACTTATGGATGGACGTGGTTTAGAGCTATTTAACGTACTAAGGTTCAATGCAGCTAAAGAGTCACCTACTGGTCACTCCACTGTATCGGAATGCTTAGAGGAAGCTCTCAAGAAGCCTGAGTGGGGAATCCCTTGGCCTTGGGAAGAGTTGACAAAGAAGACATATGGTCTAAGATATGGTGAAATTATCTCTGTTGGTGGTGGTGTTTCGTGTGGTGGACATTGTTTAGCCTCACGTTAAAAATTGTGCTAATTCGGTTGACGGCTCTCTGAGCAAATCCCGAGCTAAATTCATTAACAACATATGGAAAGTGTCAATACAAGCTGGTACTACAATATCTTTTGTAAAAGATATACGTTGTGGAAAAGCTTGGAAACATATTCCACGTTAATGATAAATGTGTAACGACTATCCACTCAGTGGAGTAGAGCCAAGCGGTTCGAAAGGCACAACATAGAATATATAGTCTGGACTTGTATGGCGACATACAGATGCAGGTAATGCTGCTGGCGTAGATTAGCGAACTACGTTGAACACAATCGAAAACTTTAATAGCACATGAATTAACAGCACATCTTATCATGAAACACAATGAAAAAGTTGGTGTATTCATGTTAGAAGAGACAGTTGGCAATACACTTAAGAATATCGCTGGTAAATCAGCAGGTGTTCCTTTCCATAAACCTGATGTAGAGTTTGATCAAGAGTTGTTGACAAACGAGATTATGAAGTATGATGGAAAGCTATTTTTGTATAAAAACTTTGGTCAATTGGCCCATTCATATAGGAATATATGAAATGAATTGTGTGAATTCAGGGAAGGCTAAGTCGAAAGATATGCTAATCCTGAGCTAAGTCCACTACCTCTTAAATAGGAGGTATGAAGATATTTTGTTGGTAGTGGAAAAGTGCAGAGACTATCCTGAAATGGAGTAGGTGGAAAGTTCCATCCAAGCGCATAACCTCCAGAACGGAGGATGATATAGTCCGATACCCAGGGGAAACCTTGGGCAGCACGTAATGGTGCGGGATAGATTAACGACCTATTCGAACTATTGCAAAACGATTGGGAAGATATTAAACGTGTAATGCGATTCTGGGTAGTAGAGCATGGAGTAAAATTCATCTTTTTAGATAATGTTACTCAGTTAGTATCTCACTTATCTGCAACTGAGATTAATTCTGAAGTATCTCGTATAGCAGTTGAACTAGCTGGTATGTGTAATGAACTTGAATTTACTTGCTTTGTGTTTAGTCACCTTAATCCTCCAAAAACAGGTGCTCCTCATGAAGAGGGTTAATAAAATAGCCCTCTATAAACTCTGTGAACTCAGTGAATATCCTTATAGGACAACCCTGAGCGAAGCCTACTCTTATGAACATTTCGTGAAAGATTATTTCCTGTAACAAGGTTTGTCAAGTAAAATAATCAAAGCCTCCAAAGAAGGGGGAGTAGGAACGTGCAACGACTATCGAAAGCATAATGGATGAAAAATTCCATGAAGAAGTGAGTAGAGTACACTCAAGTGAGTGGAAGCGCAGAGACTTATTGATTGAGATATTAATAAGTATGATATAGTCTGGCCTATGTAGTAATACATAGCGAATCGAAAGATATTGGGGTAAAATTAACGATTTTACTTAAACATAGCGGGACAAGTTCAAGAAGTACAATTCACTGGATCTCGTGCATTAATGCGTTTTAGTCAATTGATTCTTGGCTTTGAACGTAATAAACAAGCTGAAGGTGATAGTAAGAATTTATCAATGATTCGTTTATTGAAGGATCGTAACTTTGGTCAATCAGGGGTAATACCAACAAAGTATTGCCCAGTTACTGGGAGATTATCTCAAAGACAAGATCATGAGTTCAATCCTGAAGACCCTTTTAACTGGCCTAATGAAGAAGCTACTAGCGATAGTACTTCTAATTCTGACAAATCGGAGAGACCTTTCTAATGGAAACTAAATACTATCTAGTATTAAACTGCGGAGACGGATCTTACTCCGTACAGTGGTTTGATTCAAAAACAGATGCTGAATTTGCTCTAGAAAATGATGAAGGTTATTTTGATAATGAGTGTATTGGATCTGTATCTGGTATTGATTTGAAAGTAGGTTAATATGAAAATAGGAGTTACAGATATTGAAGCCAACAATTTGTACAATGAGAATTTAACAAAATTCCACTGTGCTTGGATTGTTGACCCAAATAATCCAACTAAAAGAAAAGGTTATAGACCTGAAGATTTAGAATCCTATATATCAGAAATGACTAAGAATTATGATATATTAGTTTTTCATAATGGCGTAGATTTTGACTGTCCAGTTCTTAATAAACTATACCCATCCTTCACCTCATGCAGAATCTTTGATACACTTGTTTTATCAAGGATGTTGTTTCCAGAAAGATTAACTCACTCTTTAAAATCATGGGGAGTTGAATTAGGTCTTTTAAAAGGAGACTACGGTGACGAAGAAAATGCTTGGGAAGAGTTTACAGAAGATATGTATGTTTATTGTGAACAGGACGTTGAAGTAACTGTTAAACTTTATTTGTATCTCTGTAAAGTAGCTGGATTCGATCCAGAAAATCCACCATCTGTTTTATTAAATTTTAAAAGGTAATATTATGTCTTTTGTACGAACCCACAACGTTTTTAATTTTGGTAAATATCGTGGTTATACTGCTGGTGAAGTAGCCAGCGTAGACCCTTCTTACATTTACTGGTTATCGTCTAATAGTCGAGATGTAGATTTCAGCGAAGGTGTTATGCGTAAAGCGATGATGTCACGACGTAATTTAGTGCAAGCTGGTATGTACCCTCCTCGTCAACGATTCCTGTGATAGGTTGGTTTTTCATATTAGGGTTCATAGCAGGAACCCTATTTTGGTCATATATTAATAATTAAGGAATAATATGTCTCTTATCGCAGGTCAAAGTCTTAAAGATTTAGTTAGTCAAGGTATTATCACTGCATTACCTAATAATGTTAATGCAGCAAGTATTGATATCCGCATTGGTGATGAAGTTCTAATTGAAGATTGTTCTTTACCAGAAGGCCCAATTGATATTGATGCTAAAGAGTCTATGAACTTTGTAAAGATGAAAATCCCAGAAGATGGTATTATTATCTACCCAGGACAGTGTTTCTTAGCTCACTCTATAGAGTATTTTAATCTCCCAGATAATATCTCTTCTGAATTCGTATTACGGTCTAGTATGGCTCGTAATTTCCTAAATCACATGTTAGCTGGTTGGTGTGATGCTGGTTGGAATGGTTCACAATTAACACTAGAGTTTAAAAATGAATCACAGTTCCATCCACTTTTAATTAAACCTAATATGCGTGTTGGTCAAATGAAATTCTTCCAACATGAATCTGCTGGAGAAAATAGTTACGCTAAAATTGGTAATTATAATAACCAATCAGGGGCAACAGCAGCCTTCTCTGGTGAAGGTCACGGAGTTTAATATGTCTGCTACAGTTTTCACAAAAGAGATGTTAGATAGTTTTTCAAGATTTTTAAACTTATCTATGGACCAGATGTATAGTATTGATTATTTTGAGGATGACCCACTTGCTGAGAAAGTTGTTGAAGGTATTCTTTCTTTCATTCAAAAACATCAAGATGGTATAGCATTAATTAACAGAGATGCTCTTTCAAACATGGTTGATAGAGTAGAATGGTTATGTTGCCTTGAAGCTGCTGGTGTTGACAACTGGGAGGGTTATGATGATGCTAAAGATCTTCTAGAATCCTCTAATGAAAATGAATTATAAAAATAATAAGGGTATGTAATGGAAGGTATCCGAGAGGTTTTATCTTATAACCATCTTACAGGTGTTTTTACATGGGTTGGCCCAAACAAAGGTAGGCGTGTAGCTGGTAATGAAGCTGGAAGTGTATCTAAGTATGGCTACAGATCTATAGAATACCGTGGAAAAAGTTATAGAGCTAATATTTTAGCGTACTGGTTTATGACTGGAAGTTTTCCAAATAAAGAAATTGATCACATAAATCAGGATAAGTTAGATAATAGCTGGAATAATCTTAGAGAAGTTACCCCTTCTATTAATTGTCATAATAGATCTCAATATTCCCCAGAAACTAAACAAGGTAAACTACCCAAAGGAGTTTACTTAAGGGGTGGAAAATACAGATCAATTATTGGTATTAATAGGAAGTTAATCCACCTTGGGACTTTTGATAACTCCAAAGATGCTGAAAGTGCATACCTAGTTGCTAAAAATAACTATTTGGAGGAAAGCCTTTGGAAGGAATCTCTTTAACCTATATGGATCACATGGGTGATGATTTACGGGTTTATCAAGCCGCTAAAGCTACTATGGGGACAGCTACTGAGGATCATGAAGTTGATCCTACACGCTTAATTAATTTTTTAGCTCGTGAACGACATGTAACACCATTCAGACACCCACAAGTAACATTTGAGTGTGAAGCGCCTATTTTTGTAGCTAGGCAGTTAGGGAAGCATTCTGTTGGATTTTCATGGAATGAACGTTCTATGAGATACCGTGATTCAGCGATTGGTATGTTCCGTTCTGAAACGATTCGAGGACGTCCAGATAAGTTGCACGATGGATCATCAGATGTAGTGCTAGATGATTTACCAATTAACCCAGTAGATCCATTAAGCCCTACATTCCGCACTGTAACTGATAATTATCTAAAAGCTTGTGTACGTCAATATGATAGTTTCATTAAACAGGGTATGGCTCCTGAACAGGCTCGTATGTACTTACCTCAAGCAATGTTAACTCGTTGGGTTTGGACTGGTAGTTTATGGGGTTGGTTTGAAGTTTATCGACAAAGATCTTCTAAACATGCACAAGTAGAGGTTCAAGCCTTTGCTGCTGATTTAGATACACATATGGGTAATATGTTTCCAATCGCTTGGAAAGCTTTAAAAAATACTATAACGGATAATAATTATAATGAATGAAACTAATTTGGATGACATTATTGCATCAGCTACAGAAGATTTGCTTTGGGGTAATACAGATAGTCCAGAGGATTTGTATATTGATCCTCTAATCTTTAGTAATATGGATGACCCTTTTAATCCAGCGGATGACCTTTTTGAAGAGGAGTACTCCGAAGATGATGCCTAAGATTTATCGAGACAAACTTCAGAGAGTTATTCGTTTGAATGATGTTGTGGTTTGGGGAAATAAGAAATATGGTAAAGGTCTTGATATTTGTCGAATAGTTGGTTTTTTAGATCAGAATTTAAAAATCTATAATTTGACAACTGGAAAAGTTACACGAGCATCTAGTGAAAACCTAGTTGTAATAACATCTCAAATTCAATCCAATATTGCTGATAATGTAGGCGCTAATATTGATTTAGAATCTACTCGTTAGGAGGTTTAATGCTTGGTCCTAAAAGTTATTCAACTGCAATGGATAAACCAATTGTAGATCCAACTGGTGAAATCCTCCATGTTGTACTGTCTAATCTAGTAATGCTTAGTATTAAAGCTAAGAACTTTCACTGGAATGTTACTGGTCCTGGTTTTTATGGAGATCATAAAACCTATGATGATATTTACACTGGTGCTATTGATTATATTGACACAATTGGTGAACGACTACGAGCTTTACAAATTAAAGTAAATGCTACTTTATCTTTCTTTGATAAAACTAATATCATTGATGATGGTGATGAAGAAGCTAATCCTGCAGAAATGAAAGAGGATATGTTGGAATCTTTAGAAGCTTTCTGTACACACATTTGTGGTGCAATGATGGCTACTGACCCTACAACAAGTAATATCTTGCAAGAGGTAGATGCTTGGGCTGGTAAAATGGCTTTCTTTGTAAGATCATCTAAATAACCAAGAGGGTTTATTCCCTCTTTTATTATCTTTATAGGATTACAATATGGCTAAAATTATAAAAAGAAATGGATCTATTGATGATTTCGATATTAACAATATCGTAAATGCAGTTACTAAAGCTTTTGTAGCTCTAGGTAAACCTTTTGGTGAAATACCTTTACGGATTGGTTTAGAAGTTCAACAAATTATCTTATCATCTAATAAAATTCCAAATGTAGATCTTATTCAAGATTTAGTTGAACGTGAAATTTTAAAATATGACCATGATGTAGGTAAAGCATACATAACTTATCGATATGAGCATGATAAGAAACGAGACTCTCATAAGGCATTCATCCGTGATATCAATAACTTAGTTACCTTATCAGATAAATCAATTATTAATGAAAATGCAAACAAGGATGCTAAAGTATTCCCTGTTCAGCGAGATTTAATGGCTGGTATTATCTCTAAACATATGGCTCGTGAGCATATTCTACCTAAAAATGTAGTTGAAGCTCATGACTCTGGTGATATTCACTATCATGACTTAGATTATAGTCCGTTTTTACCGTTTACAAACTGTTGCTTAGTAGATTTAACAACTTTACTTCGTGATGGTTTTAAACTGGGAAATGCTCAAATTGAAAGTCCTAAATCAATAGGTGTAGCTTGTGCTGTAATGGCTCAAATCACAGCTCAAGTAGCTTCTCACCAATATGGTGGAACAACTTTTGCTAATATTGATAAAGTGTTAGCACCATATGCTTCACTCTCTTGGGATAAAAATCTTAAAGTAGCTAAAGAGTATGGTATTAATGAGCCTGAAAGATTTGCTACCGCCCGTACTTTAAAAGAGATTTATGATGGTATTCAAAGTTATGAATATGAAATAAATACTTTATTTACAACTAACGGTTAATTGCTGGCCGTTATAAAACTCTTCTAACTATCAAGGTGTTATAAACTCACATGTAGTTTATAGCTAACGGGGAAAGCTAAGTGGGAACATAAGCCAATCCCGTGCCAAGACTCAATGAGAAGGTGTAGAGACTAATTGTAGGATTACTATTGATACGTGATTCGAAACGGAGAGAGTATCTATGATAAACATTATTTTAAACAACGAACCTTCTTCATATTACTTAGATCCAAAAAATCTTGAAGTGTATGGAAAACGTGGTAAATTGACTCCAATATTATGGGGCCATTTAGATAGTACAAAAATTATGAAAGCTAGACATATGTATAGTTTTAATCATAATGGAGTTAAAATCAGAGTTTTAAGACATAGATTGTTAGCCCACTATTTAATAAAACCACTAGAAGATGGAGACACTGTTAATCACCTCGATGGTGACCATTTAAATAATGAATTGTATAACTTAGAAATTGTATCAATGAGAGACAATATCATTCATGCATTTCAGACAGGTTTGTCAAATGGTAATTGTTATAGAGCTGTTTTACTTGAGAAAAATGGTGTTTTTACACCATATGAATCTATATACCAATGTTCTAAAGAAACTGGGTTAAATTCAGGTAATCTACATAGTGCAATTAAACATGGACACTTGTTGAAAGGTTATAAAGTATCAGAGATATTAAGAGATAGTCCAATCCTTAAAGAAATTTAAGAAAAAAAATAAGGCTGGCAGCAGCCCTTTGTTACAGTTACATTTGGGACAGGAACGAACTTCTTTGAAAAAGCAATTCAAGAGTCTATCCTTAAGGTTCGAATACGTGGATTGGGCAAGGAAGGTATTACCCCCGTCTTTCCAAAACTTGTAATGTTCTTAGAAGAAGGTAATAACCTGAATAAAAAAGACCCTAACTATTATCTTAAAAAGTTAGCGTTAGAGTGTTCCTCTAAACGACTGTATCCAGATATTATCTCTGTTAAGAATAATAAAAAGATTACCGGTTCATCAATCCCAGTAAGCCCAATGGGAAAACTAACTATTCCCCATTTAAAATCTATCTAAAACGGGAAACCCTTTGATTATTCAAAGACAATCCGTTACGAAGCATTAACATAAGAAACCTTGGAGGGTTGTATGTTACAAGAACAATGGTTACCAATCCCTAATTGGGAAGATTTTTACGAAGTATCAAACTACGGAAGAGCAAGAAATAGAAAGACTAAAAAATTAAAACCTCACGATATTAATAACTATGGTTATTGTAGAGTACAATGTTATAACGGGAAAATACGACAGAAGTTTTTTGTGCATAAGTTAGTTGCTCAATTATTTCTTGATGGTTTTTCTGAGGATTTAGTTGTAAACCATAAAGATGGTGATAAAACAAATAACATGTACTCTAATTTAGAATGGGTTACAAGGTCTTATAATAATAATAAACATGCTTTCGTTTTAGGATTAAAAGAAGGTAAAAAAATTAACACACCTTGTGTATTAGTTACAAGGGATGGGACTTCTATTTTCTTTGATACAATAGTAGATTGTGGTAAATCAATTGGTATTTGTGAGAAAAGATTGCATCACTTAATTAAAACTCAAAATGGGTTTATTCCAGAAATTAATGCAACTATTTCTAAATGTGTGTCCAACGACTAACCCTGATGAATGTAAGGGTGTAAGGCCAAGTGGTCTGAAATGGTAGACAACAACTTTGATTGTTGAAGATATAGTCTGATCTGCATAGTGATATGCAGGAGCAGGTAATGCTGCCGGTATAGCTTAACGAACTATATTGAACATAATGTGTAGAAGTTTCCTAAGCGTATGGAAAGATTCAGATGGTAATGAAGTACTAGATGGTAGAAATAATTTAGGTGTAGTTTCAATAAATCTACCTCGTATTGCAATTGAAAGTGAAAGAAATATTAATAAATTTTATAGTATTTTAAAAAGTAGACTTCAATTAGCACAAGAAGCTTTAATGACCAGATTAGATCGTTTAGTTGGGGTTAAAGCATCAGTAGCTCCTATACTGTATACAGAAGGTGGTTTTGGTGTAAAATTAAAACCTGATGATGATATTATTGAACTATTTAAAAATGGAAGAGCTTCTATCAGTGTTGGTTATATCGGACTTCATGAAGTCGGTTTATTAATGTTTGGTGATAAGCCCATCAATTCTGATGGTATACAATCCTTCTTAAAAGATGTTATCGCTTACATAAGGGTATACATTGATAAACTAAAACATGAAACTGGTTGGGGATGGAGTTTATATTCCACACCTTCTGAATCCTTGTGTGATAGATTTTGCAGATTAGATTTACAGAAATTTGGTAATATTAAAGGTGTTACAGATAAAGGATGGTATACAAATTCCTTTCATTTAGATGTGGATGAAAAAGTTAACCCTTTCACTAAAATTGATTTTGAGAAACCGTACCATTGGTTAGCTAGTGGTGGACACATCTCATATGCAGAGTTCCCCAATATTCAAAATAATTTAGAAGCTTTGGAACAGGTTTGGGATTATGCTATGGAAAACCTAGCATATTTTGGAACTAATACCCCTAGTGATAAGTGCTTTGATTGTAGTTTTAGTGGAGAGTTCACGGCTACTTCGAAAGGTTTTGAATGTCCTAAATGTGGTAATCATGATTCAACCAAGATGAATACTATTAGACGTGTATGTGGTTATTTAGGTAGCCCTACAGCCCGTGGTTTTAATGATGGTAAACAAGCTGAAGTTATTCATAGAGTTAAGCATTTAGAGGAATTATAATGGAATTAACTCCTATTCAAAAACTAAACCTGTTTCGTTATAATGAAACTATCTCTGACTTAGAACGTCTAACTACAAGATGTAGTAAACAATATAAAGAGTTGATAAAATCCCTAGGAGATAAGGCTAATTGCGCTGAATGTGGTAATGTGCATTGGCCTCTCTGTGAAAAACAATAAGAATAATAAGGATTTAATATGCGTTTGTTTTCAGCTAGTTGGTGTACTAATTGTACACCTATAAAAGATTATATAAATAGCAATAATATAAATTGCGAAGTTTTAGATTTGGATTCCTCTTTTGAGGAAGCTCAGAAATTAGGTATTCGAGGTATACCAGCTTTAGTAACAAATGAAGATTCTGTTATTGTTGGTCAAGCTAATGTACTTAACTTCCTGAGAGGTCTTAATGCCTAGATTACTTACCCCTAAGAAATCTTATACATTTGATTATCCAGAAGCTATTAACTTTGCTGATACACAAATGAGTATTTACTGGACTGCTGATGAAATCAATGTTGAAAAAGATATTCAAGATATCAGAGTAAATATGAGTGAATCAGAAGCCCATGGTGTTATAACAACTTTACGACTTTTTACACTATATGAGTTAGTAGCTGGTAGAGATTATTGGCTTAATCGTATAATGAAAAGATACCCAAGACCAGATATTAACCGAATGGCTTCTACATTTGGTTTCTTTGAGTTGAATGTTCATGCTCCTTTTTACAATAAGATAAACGAAGCTCTGATGTTAAATACTGAGGAGTTCTATTTATCTTATATAGATGATCCTCTGTTAAAAGAAAGGATGGATTTTATAGAATCCTTAGTTACTGATAAAGATGACCTAATTTCATTAGGTGCTTTTTCTATGATTGAGGGTGCTGTACTTTATTCATCTTTTGCTTTCTTAAAGCATTTCCAATCTGAAGGTAAGAATAAATTACTTAATGTTGTAAGAGGAATCAACTTCTCAGTGAGAGATGAAAACCTCCATTGTATGGGAGGTGCTTGGTTATTTAAAGAGCATTTAAAAGAATTAAAAGAAGACGGTGAGTATTCTGATAAGTATTATGAATATTTAACTGATAGATTATACAACTGTGCTCATAAAGTTTATGAACATGAATCTCGTATAGTTGATATGATTTTTGAAAAAGGTGATATTGAAGGTATTTCTAAAGAACATCTTAAAGAATTCATCATGTCTCGTATCAATCTATGTCTGGAACACTTAGGTTTGAAACCTATATTTGTAGAAGGGTCTAATCCAATAAAAGATTGGTTCTATGCAAATATCAACTCTGTTCAGTTACACGACTTCTTCAGTGGAATCGGTAATAGTTACAACAGAAACTGGGATGAAACTAAATTTAAGTGGGTGCCAAAGAATGTCTAGTATTTATAATTCCTTAAGTGAAGAACGTAAAAAAGGTCAGGTTGATGGTATTTACCCTGATTGGTTAACCACTGGCGGTTTACAAGTTTTAAATAAAGGTTACTTTTATGAAGATAGATCTTTAAAAACTGTATATTCTCGTATAGCTAAAGTAGCTGCTTCTCATCTTCCGATAGAATTTCAACCCTATTTTGAAGAGAACTTCTTTGATATAATGTGGAAAGGTTGGTTAGCACCAAGCACACCTATGTATAATATGGGTACACCAAAGGGTTGCCCTGTTAGTTGCTCAGGGGGTTACATTGAAGATAGTATCTTCGGTTTTAATGACTCTTGCCTAGAAGCAGCAATGCTTACTAAAAATGGTTTTGGTACATCTGGTTATCTAGGTGATATACGGCCTAGAGGTGCTAGCATTAGTGCGGGTGGTAAAGCTTCAGGTGTACTACCTGTAATTAAGAAATTCGTACAAGAAATGCGTGATGTTTCTCAAGGTGGAGTTCGTCGAGGTGCTTGGGCAGGTTATTTACCAGCAGAGCATGATGACTTCAATGAAGTATCATCTTATCTTGAGATGTATCCAGATGATTTAAATGTAGGTTGGAATATCCATGATTCCTACATTAAATCCCTTAATAACTTTGATAGTGAAGCTCATAGACGTTTTCAACGATTTATGAAAATCAAAGCAGTTACTGGTAAAGGTTATTTCCTATTCCCTGATAAGATTAATAGATCTAATCCTGAAGCTTATAAACAAAATAACTTAACTGTTAAAGCTAGTAACTTGTGTACTGAGATAGCACTATTCTCTGATGAAAACCATACATTTACTTGTGTACTAGCTTCTATGAATGTGGCTAAGTATGATGAGTGGAAGGATACTAATGCAGTATTCTTTGCTACAATTTTATTAGATTGTGTAGCATCTGAATTTATTAAAGTTGGTAGTGAGATTCGTGGTTTAGAGAAAGCTGTTCGTTCAACAGAAAAGGGTCGAGCACTTGGATTAGGTACTTTAGGTTTTCATTCCTATTTACAGCAAAATATGATGCCTTTTGAAAGTATGGAAACTTATATTTTCAATAGAAAACTGTTTAGTAGTATTAAAAGTGAAGCCCGAAGAGCCTCTGAATATCTAGCAAGTATTCTTGGAGAGCCGGAATGGTGTAAAGGCTTAGGTGTTCGTAATACACACTTATTAGCTGTAGCTCCTAACTCATCAAGTGCGTTAATCTGCGGTGGTGTTAGTCAAGGTATTGAACCTTTAGTCGCTAATGTTTATAACCAACCAACAGCAGCAGGTGAAATTTCACGGCTTAATCCAACCCTTATTAACCTACTTAAAAGTAAAGGTGTTGAAATAACTCCTAAGTTAATTGAGAGTATTACAGATGAGAAAGGGTCTGTAAAGAATCTCAATATTTTAACAGAGGAAGAGAAGTTAGTATTTAAAACTGCTTATGAGATTAATCAAAAATCTCTAATCAGACTTGCATCTTCTCGTCAACCTGATATCTGTCAAGCTCAATCTTTAAATCTATTTTTTGATGCGGACGAGGATGAAGGTTATATAGCTGAAGTTCATCAAGAAGCTTTTGAAGATGAGAATATTAAAGCTTTGTACTATATGAGAACTGCTGCTGGTGTATCTGCATCGAAAGGTGCTTGTGTATCTTGTGAGGCTTGATGAATTATCAAAAAATCTACCTAAATGATATGGTTAATGGCGAAGGAATAAGGGTAACTTTATTCCTTTCTGGATGCTCTCATAAGTGTAGAGGTTGTTATAATCAATCCACTTGGAATCCTAGTAATGGTAAGCACTTCTCTAAAGAAGTAGAAGATAAGATTTTAGAACAACTCGGAAAACCTTATATTAAGGGTTTATCTGTAAGCGGCGGAGATCCACTTAATGACGCTAATGTTTTTGATTTAGTAGTATTTTTATCCAGAGTTAAGGCTTTATATCCAAATAAAGATATTTGGTTGTGGACAGGTTACACCTTAGATGAAATTGTAAGTAACAAAGATTCTTCAAGCTTTGAACGTTGTAGGTACTCTATTTATTTAAATTATGTAGATGTGCTGATTGATGGTAAATTTATTGAAGAGTTAAAAGATCCTTCCCTACTCTGGAGGGGGTCTTCAAATCAAATAATTCATATAAGGAATTTATAATGCCTATTCATAAAGAAGGCTCTGGTTTTCAGTGGGGTAATCATGGTAAAGTTTATCCCACTAAAGAAGGTGCTGTTAAACAAGCTCAAGCTGCTCATGCTAGCGGTTATAAAAGTAAAGAAGGTGCTCTAGCTGAGCATATGAATAAAAAGAAACGTAAGGTAAAGAAATAATGCCAAGCGCGCCTGGATATAATAGAGATTACAAGCAGGAGAGACTTACAGCTATTGCTCGTAAAGAGACAGGTGTTGGAAGTTCCTCTAAAGATGCTACTAGGCATCGTGCTAGACGTCTTGTTGAAAAGAAACTAGGTCATAAATTACCACCTAGTAAACATGTAGATCATAAAAAACCACTAGAAAAAGGTGGTACAAACTCCTTAGCTAATCTAAGAGTTAGAGATGCTCATTCAAATACCTCTGAAGGTGGTAAGATGGGGTCTAGAGCTGGAAAAGCTTCTGGAGGTAGAAAAGGTAGTTCAAATAGGCTTCCAGTTAAGAAGCCATAATATATAAGGTTCTAGGTTTATTCTTAGAACCTTTTTCTTTATCTGGAGAAACTTATGTCGTCTTTGTGGGAAAAATCATTTATATTGGAGATGAATGTAGCTGATATAATTAGTAAACAGTGGAAACATGGAGTTAATTTTAATAGAAGACTTGCTCAATGGAATATCCATCTACTTAGTGAGAAAATTGTTGAAATTGATAAAGTGTTAATACCGTTACTTCCACAAATGGTTAACAAAGGTTCTACATATAATAGACCATTTACAGTATCTGGTAAATTTCAGAAATACCCAGGTGAATATGCTGATAAAGTTGGTTTACTCCGTGAAGAAGTTGGTGGCCCATTTTCCTGTGTTTGGTGGACACCTTTTGATACAAGTAAATCTGGAAGAGTTAAAGATTATATGCTTAATAGTGGTTGGATTCCAACAGAGTGGAATCTCAAGAAGAATGATTTAAAAATCTGGACTTATCGTAAAAGATTAGAGAAATCAGGTTTTAACAGTTTCATAGATTCTTGTAAACCAAATGAAAGGGTTTATTTTAATGAACGTTTAGATGATTTTATTAATACACATTTTAAAGATAAATCTGTCAATTATATGAAGGCTTATCTTAGTGCCCTTGGATTCTCTGTTAAAGAGAAATCTCCTACCTTTGCAGCTATTAAGAAAAAACTTCTACTATCCCAGTTTTGGCCAACTTCTCCTAAGATCACAGAAGACTCTTTTGCTAGTGTGAGTGAGGACGATGGTGCTGCACTATTCCTTCTTAAGGAACGAATGGTATGGTCTCATAGAAGATCTTTAATAGAAGGTCTTGTATCAAGTATAAGGAGTGATGGTAAACTAGAAGGTCAAGCCAACCCTTGTGCAACACCTACAGCTCGTATGCGTTAAAACTATGGCGCATGTAAAACCTATTGAATTGCTGGAAACCTTATCAGGTAAAGCTGAAGGCAATCAGCAGCGAAGTTTAATTACTGAATGACAGAATTCTAATAATTCATCCATTGTTAGATTACTCTTCATCAGATTTGCTTTTTTAGTAACCCATTGAATGTTTCCAGAAACATACCCTAGTTTTGGATCCATTTTATCAAGACTTGGAGATGTCCAACCACTTTTAGGGATCATCTCAACACCTGTTAATGCACACTTACCATTTTGAGCATTAAACAGATCTAAGATTTCTAATCGTGTTATATTAAAAGGTATACCATCTTTAGTAGCCCTAGTTTTACTAGCAACATAAGATGTCATAACAGCTCCTTTGGTAGTATCTCTGTATTTACGCATTGCTTTATTATAAACTTCTTTGCGTTTTTCCCAAACATCTGCATTTCGTTCTCGAAGGCATTGTTTACATTGATTCCTATAACCACCATTAGCTGATTTATCTTTTAAAAATTCATCAATTGGTTTTTCTATATTGCAAATAGTACAAGTTTTCATATTAGTCTCCGTATGTTTACATACATAATAAACGCATACTGATATAAAACATTACATAATTAAAAACGTTCAGAGACTATCGAAAAGCAGCTATTGCTGAACTGAGTAGAGTAGAGGAAATGATACCTCGAAGTGGTAGGGCTCGAAAGAGCATGATATAGTCCGAACCTTAGAGAAATCTAAGTAAATGAAATGCATAGAATTGTAGTTAATATACCAGCAGCAGGTGCTACTTTTGGTAAAGAATGTAGATCACTCTTCATTGGTGATAAAGATGAAACAATCTTAAAACCTACAATATTAGCTAAATGTATAAACCCAGAGTTCTTAGTTCCTAATACCAATTTATTTTTTGAGATGGATAAGGGTAAAAAAATCTTTCATAAGAATAAGGATTATATACCTGCTGGTAGACAAATCTTTGTTGGTTATGATGGATCTGGTTTAGAACTTCGTATGCTTTGTCACTTCATGATTCAAGAATGTCTGAACATGTTAGACGAAGCTTTAGATGAATGTGATCCTGAAAAAGAACAAAAAGCTCGTGACGGTTTAAAATCTGCCTATCTTTACAGGGAAGTATTATTAACTGGCGATATACATACTCACAATCAGAAGTTAGCAGGTCTTCCTACTCGTAACTCTGCCAAAACCTTTATCTATGGCTTTAATTATGGGGCAGGTGATGCTAAACTAGGGACTCTTGTTAATGGTGGTCGTGAAGAAGGTGCTAAAATACGTGAAACGTTCCTAAGAGAAAACCCTTGTATCGATATTTTAATCGAACGTATGCAAGAAAAAGGTCGATCTGGCTACTTAATAGGGTTAGATGGTCGTAAATTATTCTTAAGAACTGATTCTGATGGTGTTCCTCAAGTTCACAAAGCTCTTAACTTATTGTTGCAATCTGCTGGGGCTATTGTTATGAAGTATGCAATGTGTTACCTAAGTAAAGACATTATAAAACATAAATTAAGATGTCATAAGGTTTTAGATATTCATGATGAGGGTCAATTCAGTTGTCATCCAGATGATTATCTAAAACTACAAGATTTAATGGAAGCTTGTGTAACTCGTGCTGGTATCTTTCTAAAAATGCAATGTACTCTAGCTTCTGAATCTAAGGCTGGAAGTTCTTGGTACTCTACCCATTAATGGTGTATTATGAGAAAATATTGTCCTGAATGTGATGAACCTATGATAATTGTTGGAACCTCTAATTATGGAGGTTTCATTTCTATGAAACTTAGATGTCCAAGTTGTTATAAACTTGTGGAGATTTCAAATGTTGACTAATGAAGTTCCTGATGTTGTTTATTATTTAAATGATGTACCTTTTTATAAAAAAGATTTAGAAAAGTTTTTATCTAAATTAATATCGTACTCAAAAGATTATGATGAAGGAGTTTCTGAGAAAAGTAGAGAGTTCGCTGAATCTGGTGATAGTGCTAGTGATTGGTTTGACCACTCCGATGGTTCCTATCAAGCTGGATTTGAGCATGGTGTTAATGCTGTTAAAGGGTATTTAAATAATACCTTATTGGAGATCCTTTACTTATGAGTAATGTTAAACTTTCTAAAGCATCCTTAATTAAACTAAACTCTATTAAACCTGATCTACAAAAAGTGTGTATTAAAGCTTTTGAAAATATGCCGTTTGATGTAGTAGTTCTAGAAGGTATTAGAACACTAGAAAGGCAAAAAGAGTTAGTTAATAAAGGTGCTTCCCAAACCCTAAAAAGCAGACACTTAACTGGGGATGCTGTAGATTTAGCTCCTTATCCAATTGATTGGAAAGATATAGAGCGTTTTAAGGTAATGTCAGAAGTTATGATTAAGGCATCAGAGGATCTGAAAATCCCAATTGAATGGGGTGGTAATTTCAAAGGATTTTTTGATGGTCCTCATTTTCAGCTAAAAGGTGATTAATATGAACTACAATTGGGTAGATCAGTATCAAACATTAAATACCACATCTGATAATTGTGGTGTTTTTGGTATATGCAGCCCTTTAGGTATTACCATTTCTAAAAATGTAGAATCTAGTAAAATCAATCGTAAAGAGTTTCTACAAACAGTAGATGCTTTAATAAAACATATTGAAGAAAAAGGTTATTTTGAAGAGTAAGATTCTTCTATAACAAGTGCTTATTAGTTGACTGTGGGATGATATTTTAATTGGTAAAATATTAGACTCCAAATCTAATGTCCGAGGTTCGAATCCTCGTCGTCCTGCCAAAACTAAATTGAGATTGATAATAATTAATATAAGTGAGACTAAAACTATGGCTATCGATATGAATGCCGTTTTAGAGAAGTATGAAGTATCTAAAACTGGTGAAATATACTCTTTACGACGAAAGCGAAACTTAACACCAGCTTTGAAAAAGCATGGATATTATGAAGTAGTACTTACACTAAATGGTAAGAAACATTTTGTATTACTTCATAGATTGGTTGCAATGGTTTACCTACCTAATGAACAAGGTCTGCCATGCGTCAATCATAAAGATTTAAACCGATTAAATAACATTGTTGATAACCTAGAATGGTGTTCATATCAACATAACAATCAAAACCGTGGTAATAACAAACTCTCCATAGGTGATGAAAATAAAATAAGAGCTCAATATAAACGAGGATTTACTCAGCAACATATTGCAGACTTATACGGTTTAGATCAAGGTTATGTTTCACAAATTATTAATTTCAAACGTCGTTAATTTATATAAGGATACACATCGTGGCTAAAATTCCAACTACTAAAACCTCTAAATTCCCTAAAGTAATTTATGATCTGTTAGCATCTACCGATTACGATGCTCGTATGACTCGTTTTGTTGGTTTAGGTGTTCAAGAACAACCTGAATGGCAAGGTCAGAAAAAAGGTCCAGCTTTCAAATGTGCTATCACTTTTGAATTAGTTGGTACAGATATTACTGGTAAGGATGAAGAAGGTAAGGCAGTAGACCCACGTCCAGCATGTATGTTTGCTGATTTCTTCCTGTTCCCAGGTGCTAAACGTGGTAAAGTATTTGACCTATGCCAAATCTTAGAGCCAGGTATTGAATCAGTTCCAGATAATTTGGAATGGTTCCAGAAAAAACTAGACTCTGTACTCAACCTGAAAGTTGGAACTTATAAAGATAAAACTGGTAACATTCGTAATAAAACTGAATCACTAAGCCCTATTCCTGCTAAATATCAAGGTGCTGTTGTTGAATCTCGTACAGATAAAGTATTCTTCGATCCATATGAAGACACTACAGAAGCATTTGAAGCTTACTCAAAAGTTTATAAATATCAGCAAGAGATTCTAGCTAATGCTATTGATAAAGCTGATATCCCTTTTGCTGGTAAAGAGCCTGCAAAACAAACTCCTCCAACTGACAAAGTACGTACTTCTGGTGAAACAGATACTACACAATCTCAGAATGAAGAAGATGATTCGCCTTTTTGATATCTAGATGTTAATAAAAAGAATTAAAATAATTATAATAAGGAGTCCATTAGTGACTCCTTTCTTTTTATCTAGGATTTAACATGGCTAGACGTGTATCGTTACCAAATCAAAAATTAAAAAAATATACTTATGAAGAGTTATATTCTGAATATTGGGAACAACTTTTCAAACAATTCTACTCTTTAGAAAAAGATTTT